GACTGTTATCTTATCACCTAGTTCGATAGTCGGGTCGCCTCGCCAGTCTAATGTCACATCTCTGCGCGGGTCTTTGTATGATGCTAAGATAGAAGCCGATATCGCCTGCGCCTGCGCCAGTGTCTGCACGAAAGGATTTCCTGGAAAAGTGTATGTCAGTTTCCCGTTCTCGGCGATTGATGCGCTGTCCTGCGCGACGCTTCTCTGTTTGTTCTTTATCTCTAAAGGCTGTGCGGTTATCGATAGCGTGTAAGTCCCTGTAGAAGTCCCAGTAATGACGCAGGATGCGCCCCACGAGTAATAAGTCGCAGATGTCAGCACCGCGTTACCTGTTACGGTCGCTGACGCATTTAGGCAAGGGACCGTGTTGAAGTAAACTAATCTCGTGATTACTTCCGCATTGTCTATGTTTTGCGCTTCAATGTCTACGAATACCGTTTCTGACGAGCCTGGAACCAACGGCTGTGTGTCGACTATGATATAGTTGTATAATGTCCCCCAATTTGTGGGATTATCTTTGTTGAAATAATGGTCAGATGTCAATGTCAAGACGGAAGCGCCTGATGAGAAGTCAGGGCCCTCAATCTGTATCACGCCCTCCCTGTCGCAGTACACTTGCGCCAGTCCTGCTTCTGCAAGCTTCCTTAAAGCCTCGCGGTGCGACTGGCTCTCAAAGTATGCGTATGGAACTGTAGTCAAATCTAAATTAGTATCGATTACATATTCACCAGTTTCAAGTCCTGCATCTGTGAGGACCAATTCAAAAAGGTCCAGTAATGAATAATCCTCGTACACTTCCCCTGATGAGAATGTAGACTGCCCGAGCATCGATATCCTGTCGCGCCCTGTAGTCTGCGCCCATAGAGCATTCTCGGGCACCGTCCACTCGCCCGTCCAAAAAACGCCTAACGGGGTTAAGTCCTCTGTGTCTTCATATAAATATACCTTTACCCGCCTATTTGGTTTTATTGCGCCGTACAGCGGGGACATGGTATTGCCCGCGTCAAATATCCTGTCTTTGTTGTAAATTCGGATATCAATCTCATTAGAGGATATGGAGCCTATCGGCAGAGAACCCTCTGACACCTCCCTTTCTTCTAATAGGTTGATTTGGAATATGTCGTCTCTTTCGAATGTCTCTTGGATTGAAGTATAAAACTCGGCTATCTTGACGCAAGTGCCGGCTGTTGACCATTTTGTTATCGTAAGAACCTGTTTTACGACATCGGCAACTGCGCTTATAGTCTCGTTATATGTGACCGCAGAGTTGCCCGTGACTGTCTGCGTGTGCAGTAGAGTATTGGAAACATCATATAGTTTTACAGTAAAGTCTACTGGGTATTCGTTTCGCTTATCGTCACCTATTACTTTAATTGACTGTATCGGTCTTGAAGTGTGGGTTATCGTCAATGACGGATATGGCGATGAGAATTCGGCAGACGCGTCGGACGCCGAAGTGCCGAACCAGCCGACCTGCCCTCCGCCTAAACACCAGGTGCCGTCTAAGGTTCCCAGTCCGTCCAACAGAAGATACTTAGCTGACATCGAGGTCACGGAATCCGCCGTCTGCTGTAGTGTGGCAATCCTGTTCACCTCCGTAGAAGTCACGGTTATGCTCTCGTCTAAAAACGGACTCGTGAAGTCTACCACTACCTTGCACTTTATATCTCTGACGGAAGCGTTATAACCCATTTATACCTCCTCCAGTACGACAGTCACATTCTGCTTTAATGCTGTGTTTAGCCTGTGCGTAGAATAATTCAAGGAAACCACCTGCACCGTATATGTCTCGCCCTCGTCGTCGACATAAGCCACCTCCGCCCTTGACTGGTACGGTGTGTTGAATATCGTGAAACTCGCGGCGGTCAGTCCCTGATACTTGAATGTGTGCTGAATCTTGGTATCCTTGATATCTGTAACCGCCTTGCCAGACGCTACCCTGTCCCTCACTTCAAGGATTATCGTTTTCTTTTCAACGGGCGTTATCGGTGACGGTATAGTGTATCCGTTTAATGTCATGCCAGTCCTCCTGCTAATCTGTAGCTCTCCTGCACTCTTACATTCTTGAGTTTGCGTTCAAGCTCTTTTAAGCCCCACTCGTCAGCGACTAATGTGCCGATATGGAGGTGTATCTCGCTTTTCATTCCGACACCGCCTGTTACGTTCGCATCAAGGTCGAAGTCGGTCGGTACCGCGTTCGCCATGTCTTTGGAAACGTCTCTCATGACGTCCTCAAAACCTACTCCGATACCTAAGCCTAAATTCGCTCCTATCTCGTCCGCGAATAACTTACTCGGGGAGCCTATCTGGAACACGTCTTTGAACCAGTTACCGATAGTGTTTGCAACATCTGTTATCTTATTCCATAGCCATGAGAGGCTGTCCTCTATGCCCTGCCATAATCCTGATATCAGGTCTCCGCCTATGTCCCTGAAGTTCGCTATGCCGTTCTTAAAGCCGTTTATAAGAGCTTTGATGATTTCAGGTATGTTTTTTATCAGTGTGGGTATCGCCTTGATTAATCCTTTGCCTAATTCAATAACTAAAGTCACGCCCATGATTATTATTTCGGGAAGCATTTCCACGATAGCCTGTATGAGGCTCTCTATAATCTCGGGTATGGCTTGTATCAATTGAGGTATCGCGTCGACCAATCCTTTTGCCAATGCGAGTATCATCTTTAACGCGGTTCTAACTAATTCGGGCAGGTTATCTAATAAGGTCTTGACGATAGTCATTACAGCTTGGATTATTACGGGTATTAATTGTGGTATTGAATTTGCGATGCCGTTAATTAATGACATCAACAAGTCCATTCCTGTGTTTATGATTTCAGGTAGCATGCCGATGATAGTAGTTACCAACTGCATAACTATCTGGAAAGCTGTTGTCGCAATTGCCGGCAACTGAGATAAAATCCCGTCCATGAATGATTTTAACAGCGCTATCGCTCCATTCATCATGTCAGGTAGTTTTGCCACAATCTCATTTACCATATCTAATAGCGCGTTGCCTACTATCTCGCCTATCTTCCCTACATCTCCGCCTGCTTCCTGTATCGATTTGGAAAACGCCCCGAGCTTAGAAGCCGCGAGTTCTGACAAGTCCGCTAATGCTGGAGCAAGAACCGCGCCGACATTGTTTTTCAATGAAGTCATGGAGTTTTCCATTCTCCTCATACCGTCATCAAATGCCCCTAATCCTGTTAATGCGTCCTCGCTAAGCACTGCGCCCATGTTCTGCGCTTCGGTCGCCAGTTCTTCCATTGTAGCGCTTCCCGCGAGGATTAAAGGGTTCAGCTCTTGAGCGCTCCTGCCTAATAAGTCCATCGCTATACTGTCACGTTCCGTAGCGTTATCTATAGCGCCTAACGCGTCGATTAATTCCCAATAGACTGTCTGGCTGTCACGCAGGGTGCCGTCTGCATTAGTTACCGATATGCCTAATTTTTCGTATGCTTCGACATATTGAGCCGTGCCTGATTGAGCGTCGCCCATCGCCCTAATGTTACGAGCCATTGTTTTTGTGACCGTTTCAAGCGGTACGTCTACCAGTTCTGAAGCATATTTCAGTTCCTGTATCTTGTCTGTAGCGAGTCCTGTCTGCGCTGCGGTAGTTATAACTTCGTCAGCATAAGCGGCGCTCTCGATAGCCATATCTTTAAGTCCTACTGCTGCGGATTTTAACGCGTTGCCAAGCCCTTTTATCCCTGCGACTATCGCTTCTGATATCAGTTTCCCTTTAATTACATCACCGAGTATTGATGTCTTTTTTCCCGCGTCATCAGCATTGGAGCCTAAAGTCTTTAATTCCTTGCCTACTTCTTCGGTCGGCTTCTCCGCGTCTTTCATAGCCTTTTCGTTCTTGTCTACTTCTTTGGTAAGTTTGGTCAGTTCGGCTTCCGCGTTATTTAATGATGACTTCCAGTTTAACGTGCGCTTGTCGTTTTCGCCATACTGTTTTTCCGCTTCTGATAACGCGCCTTTTAACAGGCTTACTTTATCCGTCTGCTTCTCTATCTCTTTATTAAGGACTTCGTTCCTTGCTTTCAGGGCGTCGACCGATTTTGAGTTGTCGGAAAACTCGGCGGTGACTTTGTTCATCTCCGAGCCTAAAACTTTCATCTCGCTGTTTATAGCCGATATAGCCTGTCTAAACTCTTTCTCGCCCTTTAGGCTGATTGAGGGTCCTATCCCTGCCATTTGTACCTCCTAAAACGGTATAACGTCATCAATCGTTGGTTCCTTATCTATCTGCGAGTACCTTTGATTAGAATTGATAAGGCTTCTCTCTAAGTCAAATACGAGCTTGTACGCGTCGTATAGTCGCTTCCATTTCTTTAAAGTCATTCGCCCGACCTCTTTCTCTGTGAATCCCATCTTCATGCCGATATGCAGTATCAGCGCGAAATTGATTTCAACGGGTTCGTCGGGCGTTATGCGTTTGGGTCGGGTACCGGTGTTGCGTCTGTGACCGCGTTAGCGATTGACCTCGTTATGTCGCTCACGTTGGTTATCATTCTGCCGAGTTGTTTTTCGGTCAGCAGTTCCTTTTTCTCTCCCTGCTCGTTCTCTATTTCAATTCCCTCGTTAATAAATGTCACGAGAGTCCATTTAATGTCCTTTATCTGAGCCTCTCCTTTTTTCGGCTGTATTTTGTTCTGCCAAACGTCAAGGCTTCCGTATTTCTCCTGTATAGCTTCCAATACATTAAGATTGAATGCCATAGGAAATTCCACCCCTTTAATCGTTATGCTCATCTTTTTATCAATCATCATTTCCCTCCTTTAAGAAAAACAAGGGGAGGAGTACCCTCCCCTTATAGTTATGCTGTTATGATGTATTCTGCTTCCATAACTTCAGAATTTGACATTCCTGCTTTTACAGCTATTGCTTTAAGCATAGTTGATTCCTCAATGCTTAATGGTGTGGTGTAATCATCATCTGCATCAGTAGGCGTAAGCCCGTTGGTCGTGTAGTAGATATCCGCGTCTGCTGTAGAACATGTCAATGCTACTGTCTGCGTGCCTGAGTGGGTTCCAGCCGCTACTGACGGGACAGGTGTCGCTACCTGTGCGGTTATTCCTGCAAGATTATCAAGCCAAGCTTGAGCGAGCGTTGCTGTAGTGAATGTCTTTTCCTGCTTCCAGCCGTTTGTCGCATCGTCGAATATCGCTCCTACGATAGTGGGTGTTCCAAATGCGATTGATTCGCCCTTTGTAGCGTTAGCGTCTGCCGGTTCGCTGAACAGTACTTTGGGGAACCATACAGCTCGATAATACTTCACATTACTGACCATCTTCACGCCGTAGAATCCCACTGATGCGTATGCAGGTGTGTCTGTGCCTTTCGCGGTCATCACGTCGTTTGCGATAGCGTGACCTAAAAGCGCAGCCTGTACTGCGTCTGACAAGTCGGTCACTCCGAGTGTCAGCGTGCCTGTCTTAAAACTTCTATCTACTTCTGCAAGCGAGTCGTCGCCATACAGTTTGCCGTCATTCATCTCGATTGAGATGTCGGCTTGTATGGCTTTGCCCATAACCCCTGCTGATGTAGATGTTTTATAGACGGGATAATTTAATCCTATTTTTGCCATTTATCTATGCCTCCAATTCTATTTCGCACTCAAAAACGAGATGGTGCGAGTTTGTGTCTGTTTCGTAAAGGACCTGCACGACGGGATAAGTGAACCCCTTCGCTGCAAGCCTGTTCCTTATGTTGGTCATCGTGGTTAGGTAGTTTGTGCCCTGCGGTGCGTAGTAGTGCACCTGTACAGCCATAACCCTCTGCGTAGGCTGGTCGTCCCCGTGAACCGTTCCCCTGTCGTCTGCTATGTTGAAAACCACATATTCGCTTTCCTTCTTTGGGTTATGGTCTGCGTATGCTTTTAGTGGCGATACCGCATCTGTTATCAATTGGAAAGGTGTCATTGAGTCAGCTCCTCTATCTTCTTCTGCATTACCCTTTCAGCTTCAGGCGTAGCGTCTTTAATGGCTTTTAAAATAATAGGCTTCGGCGCGCGGTTCTTGCTTCGCACCCCGTATTCGATATATGCAAGTTTCTCCATATTCGAAACCCCGTGCCTGTCCTTCCCT